CGTGACGTACAGGTTCTTTGGGACGATGCGACCCGCCTTAATGATGGCCCCCTTCTTGTTGAGTTTCGTCTCAGTCACTTGGTACTTGACACCACGTGTATTCAGGAAACCAAGAATAGCAGAATAGGTACCCCACGCCTGACCGCAAAATGAGTCGAGAAGATTTTTGATTTCTGCATCGTCCGTAAACCCCAGACGTCTGAGGGATTTGGTAGTGTTGGGGTCCATGGTGATTATATCACTGGTGTCGTCAAAATCAAAAAAACCGTTTGTGGTGTGCTTGTAAGCCCTCCCACCATGCTCCAAGAAAAGTGATGCGAATATAACTTTACCAGCGTCTACTCCCTCGGTTATTTTGCAAAAGAGAAAAGCACGACACTCGTATTGTCCCTTGGGCATGCCGGGGTGACCCTGTTGTGGCACGTACTGCGCCCGTTGGATGGCTACCCACGGTGCAGGAGCAAAAGGATCGTCAATCAGATGGGCTTCCGACAGGTCTCTGCCAATATCCCTGTGCAGGATAAACGTGCTCTCCGTGTCTGCACACAGGTCAGGCATTTCAACAACCCGACCGCACCGCACCGCCTCACTCCAACTTTTGCGCAAAAAGTCTGCCCCCTCCGCCTCAAGCGGAAATCTTTCGTCTATTTTTGGTAGAAGTCTTAGTGCATCTTGCATAGCTTTTTTGGTGCTCATAGCGCTCTCCTTTCGAATCAATGTCAACTTTGTCTAGCATGTAATTACTATGAATACCACCCTTTCTTGACATGTGACATTTTCTATTGCATTATGGCACAAACGCAACACCGTGTTACTAAGGACACACATCAGTGCAGACGGAACTACCGCCTCGCCCGCGCTGGAATCACCAGTGTGTGAAAGAAGAAACCGCCCGAGAGTTTGTGGACCAAGTCCGTGAATGGGCGGACAATCTTGGTATCGTACCGGAAGATGTGGACGAGAAAGAGTTTTTGGCGGCGCTTGCACTCGCCCTGATCGAGAGCCCGGATGCGTATCACGCAGGACGCTACTTGGAAGATTTTATTGGATGGCCCGTCAACGGTGATCTGATCTGTGTCCTCGACAGAGCCTTTTCTCGCATGAAATTCGTGACCAGTCAGTTTGTACATCAATGGGTCACAGAGAATAACGTTCGCTTCCCCGCTCAGAAGGGAGACCTGATTCGCTGTAAGATCGGCGATCTGGAATTGACAGGACGTGTCACCGAAGTCCTCCGCCGCGAGGCGCGTGGTTTGTTTGTCCCCAATGGGAAGAAAACCCACATGCCAATATTCGCGGAAGAGGTTCTTCAAATCCTACCGGAGCGCAAGCAGCGCCCAGACAACCCACCACAACCAGAACCGGATACAACATAATGGCTTTCAAGGACATTTTAAAGATGAAGCAAGCCGCAAAGGAAGCGGAAGCGGCAGTCGCTGAGAACCCAAGCGAAGAAGAGCTTTTGGAAATTCTCGAAGAAGCACTCGAAGAGGCTCTACCAAAGGCAGTTGCCGTTGCAGGCGTCAAGCCTGTCAAGCCCCGCATCACCGACCGTGAGCGTGACCGCTTGAACATGCACTCGAAGAAGTAAGCATGACTGTCATCGCTGGCATCGACCCCGGCAATTCCGGTGCCATCGCTTTTCTTGATACGGCCAAGGCCACACTCAAGATATATGACATGCCGACTTTCGAGTTCGAGACCACGAAGAAACGTGTGACCATCGACCCGTATGCAATTGTGGCATTTATGCAACAGTATAAGCTAGGGCATGTCTACATGGAAGAAGTCTTCTCGTCCCCACAGATGGGCGTCGTATCGGCGTTCAATTTCGGTGAGGGCAAGGGGATGATCAAAGGAGTTGTCGCGGCGTTGGGGGTACCGATCACGCAGATCAAGCCCGCGCGCTGGAAGAAGGAAATGAAAGTCCCTGCCGACAAACGCGCCGCCGTTCAACGTGCGTCGCAACTGTTTCCCGGCGCAGCCCCTATCTTCAAAGGCCCACGTGGTGGTGTCTTCGATGGTAGAGCAGAGGCTGCATTGTTGTCTCTGTTTGGGGCTTTGGAACTAGGGTGCGCACCAACTGCACCCGTAACCCTAATAGGAGACTGATATGGTAATCTCAACTGGCGAACTTGGCCTGTTTCAGGCCACCGCTACGATAGGACGCGAGAAGAAAACAACCTTCAAGCATCGCACCGATAGCGAATTCGCTGAGCAGGTAGCAACCCGCCAGCGTATTCAAGGTGGCGCAAAATCGCCACACACTGCAAAGCGCTCCGAGGGACCACCAGTGAAGCGCGTAAAGAAGTAACCCGATGGCCCGACGCAGACCACCCCTTCAAGACCGTCTCGACAATGACAAGCACGAACAGTTTGCCCGTTGCATAGGCAGCGGGAATGAGCCGTTGGTTTGTTATTTCGGTGTGGGGTACCCGATGGACGAGGAAGCCGCGAAGTCTCTCGCACGCACCAAAGCTATTCGGCTGAGAGCCGAGGAATGGTTCAGACAGACAAAACCTCGCGGATACCAACTGAACGGGTATAAGCATCCAGTATGAACAAACAGGTCCTCCTTGTAGTCCCTTGGTGGAAGAAGCCCCGCTTCTTTGACCGAAGCCCGGACGCCTACGTTGTCCATCCATACGAAGACCTACCCCTGAAAGACTTTGTCGTGGACATGATAATGATGGACGTAGAATTGAAACACGAATGGGACGAACTCATGGATGAGTGGTTCCATGAAGACGTTGTCCCGTGTCTGGGGGCCGAAGGCGGTTACATCGCATGGTGCCGAGAACAAGAACAAGAGACACCCGATGCCCCGACTTGACAACCCAAAGCACGAAGCGTTCGCGCTGAACCTCGCCAAAAGCGTGAAGCAGATAGAAGCTTACGCTCTGGCTGGTTACAGTCCGAATCCATCTGCCGCCAGCCGTCTTGCTGCCGAGCCCATGATCGCGGATCGCATCGTTGAGTTGCAGACAGAAATACGCGGCAAGATCAACACTGCCATGGCCCGACCGAATGAAGAGACGTTCGCGTCTTTGAAGGAAATGGGGCTCACCATGGAGTGGGTCGCCGAGCAGTACAAGAACATCTATCACGAAGCTCTGGAAGCAAACTCTTTCGCCGCAGCGAACACCGCTGTGAAGAATATCCAGAAGCTGATCGAGATCGAAACAGGTGGCGGGACTGGTGAAGAAGAGCAGCACACGCCAACGATAAAAATCAATGAAGTCACAGACATGCTGGTCGCAGTTAAAGAATTGGTTCAATTGGGGCAAAAAGAAGGCACCTACGCTGCGGATCAATTCAAAGACGTCACACCACAGCAGGTACTGGCGACACAGGTGGGAGCAGGTGACAATGATCACAGCGATTGAACGCGCCCAATATAGAGACGCATTGGCACGCCTTACCGATCTGTCCGGCACACTTGAAAAGTCTGTCACAGAAGGGACCCCACTGAATCGAAATGTGGGTATGGCTATTTCTCGAATGGTCGATTCAGAAGACCCTGAAACGCAGATTAGAGCCTTGCGCGCGCTCATCACCAGCCTCGATAAGCAGTACGATGAACAACTTCGCTACGCAGCGCAGTTCAAGTTCTCGCCGTTCTGTGAATACATGGTCCGAGCCGAGCCCCCGGCGATGCACCACGAATTCCTGATCGACCACATGGAAATGATCCACAACAAAGAGATCATGCGTCTGGCTATCTCGATGCCACCGGGCTCCGCCAAGTCAACGTATTCATCCATCCGCTTCGCGGCGTGGCACCTTGGACGTAAGCCGAATGATCGCTGGTTGCAGGGTGCGCACACGCAGACGTTTGCCAAGGACCGCCTTGGTAAGCCTGTCCGCAACATGATCGCCGACCCCCGCTTCCGCGAAGTATTCCCTGAGACAGGTTTGTCTGCATCCTCGTCGGCTGCGGACTATTTCGAATTCGTTGGTGGGGCCGGGTATTACAAGGCTGTCGGCGTGGGTGTGGCTGTTGCCGGTTACCGTGCAGACATCGCCGCAATCGATGACCCAATTGCATCCCGTGAAGACGCGGAGAGCCCGACCATCCGCCGTAAGCTGCACGAATGGTTCATGGATGACTTTGGCACCCGACCGATGCCGGGCTCGCCTCTATTCGTCGTGGCTACACGCTGGCATGAAGACGACCTGATCGGACACGAACTCGAACGCCTCGAATCTGGCGTGGCTGAACACGACTGGACAGTTATCAATATTCCCGCACTCGCAGGTGACAACGATCCGCTTGGACGTCAACCCGGTGAGGGTCTCTGGCCCGAGGTATTTGGCACTGCATTCTTTGAAGCCAAGCGTCGCGGAACGATCCCACGTACGTGGAACAGTCTCTATCAAGGCGTACCTACCGACACCGAAGGCGGTGTATTGAAGTCGGAGAACATCAACCGCTACAAGACTGTCCCCGAGGACATCATGCGCAAGGATGGGCAGGGCGTACACAAGAAAGTTATCAAGCGCGTCACCCTGTCTGTTGACTGCGCCGAGAAGGCCAAGGAACGTAATGACTGGACGGCAGCGACTGTCTGGATTGAGACGACCGATGGCAGACACTTCCTCGTTCACGCAGGCCGAGCCCGCCTAGAATTCACGCCGCTGACCAAGTGGATCGATACGCTTGCAACAGAGTGGAACGTCGATCAGGTGCTGGTGGAAGACAAAGGCGCAGGCACGCAGTACATTCAGGTGCGCAAGGAAAAGCCAAAGGGCTTCCCAGTCATTCCGATGAGCACCATGAACAAGTCCAAGGAATTCCGCTTCGACGGCGTCACACCGATGTTCGCCGCAGGCCGCGTTCTGTTCCCAGAAGCAGGCAACGATTGGATAGCTGATCTTGAGCACGAATTGCTTGTGTTCCCGAACGGCAAGAACGATGACTATGTGGACAGCGTCTCGCAGTACCTTGCGTACAGCAGAAAAGGGAACGTCAAGCGTGGCTCGCGTTCTGTCAACAGCGGCATGCGTGGCGTTTAACGGCGCTGCAACTCGTTCAGGATGATGCGCAAAGCA